CACACACTCTAAACCAACTGAGTTACAAGAGAATGTCCGGCCTACCCGATTCGAACGGGTGACCCGCTGATAACAATTTTTACATTGCAAATTTAGTATCGAATACTACAGTCAGCTGCTCTTCCATCTGAGCTAAGGCCGGGAAGCTTCTACCTGGACTCGAACCAGGGTTATTGGATTCAAAGTCCAAGGTGATGACCACTACACTATAGAAGCTTTAATAGTATTAGTAATTTCATCTTTAAGTTCATTATTATATTTCATACACGTGAGAGTTATAGCGAATAAACCAGCTGAACTATTGGCAACAATCATGGGAACGACGTCATAATGAATGGAATAAACCAATCCCATTATACTCGCAATAATATTTAGTGTCAAAAAGTAATAGTTAATAGCGTGAGTCTCCTTTGTCTTATGTACATGTACTACCTGTGGAACAAACATGATAGCTATCAGCACAGAGCTTAGCAGTCCGATAACATCTATGGAGTTCATCTTACATCTTATAAAAATGTTATGTTTAAGTAGGATGTATTACGCAGTCAATCTTTTGCTGGTAGTATTCATAATAATTTTATGGCAGCGAAGACAGGAAGAGATAAGTTATAAGTGTTTCCTTTTAACTCTCAAGGACGATAAAGAACGACACAACGTTTTCATTGAAAATCATGATAAAACGATTCCATTAGAAGTTATTTATGGTAAAGATACGAGACACCCAAGGGATGCTATGAGATATAAAAACATAATAGAGCCAGAATATTACAAAAAGGCGATGAAATTATACTATAACCCGGATATGATAAGACCGGACATCACATACTTCAATTTGGGAGCAATTGGTTGTTATGTGGGTCATTTAGAATTCCATAAGAGATGTCACGAACAGGGACTGAAATATGCGGTCATCTTCGAAGATAACGTGGTCGTCAAAACTAAACAATTGTACGAAGAAATTCAAAATGTCATAGAACGAAAGGGTGATAATTTTGAAATGTGCTTTTTCCACTGTCTCTCGAGATTTCCCGAGAAAATTGAACAAGGTGACTTGGAAAAGGTTCGTTGGATTTCTAGCACTAAATGTTATCTTGTCCATGTACCTAATATGCAAAAATATGTGGATTATTTCTTACCGATGGATAATCACATAGATATGAAGCATGAAGATCTTATAGCAAAGGGAGCTCGTGTTTACTATAAGGACCTGAGACACTGTATGATCATAGATAGAACTCATAAAAGTACTATAGGTCATAGCGATCATGGGAATAAAAAATTCTTCTCGAAACAATATCCCAAAATAACAACCCACGTGTTAAGACGAGGATATTAATTTAGAGAATGTACGGCTTCTTCTTGCGCTCTTCCTCGGTACGCAATAATTGCGTAACTGCGAGGAACGCAATGGCAACGAAAATAGCATTTTCCTTGTCGCGAGTAGTGGCAAAAGCCATGAGCAAGAACGTGACAAACTTACCGACCTTATTGTTAAGAACCTTGTCAATGATAGCCGGTTTATCGGTAATGCCTCGCAAACCAAACATGGTATGCATCAACATAATCATACCGAAGATAAACGGACCATTGATAAACTTATCAAGCGCCGGGAAGTAGTTGAAGCCGTCTCCATGGAGGGCAAGTCCGGTAAGTGCCGAAACTAACATCATCACTAGGACAATTTGGTTGCTGAAGATGGACATTGTTTTATACTGTATATAATTATTATTTTTTCAAATATGCTGATGACGGGGATCGAACCCGCGAATCTCCTGCTTACAAGGCAGGCGCCTTACCACTTAGCTACATCAGCTTTTATCATATTGATAAATATAGTATACTCTTTAATACACTACTGGGGAATACTCTTCTAGTGGAGTGAAGCTTCCGGCATCCCTGATGAAATTCTTGTTTTTTAGGGAATGGAAAAATGTCTCTTCACCCATCCGAGCGCACAATAACGAATCATATAAACTCGGCTTTGTAGCTCCTATCAAGTTACCGGGTTTAATGAATTTACATTCGGTTTCATATTTTTCATGGAGAATTTTGCATACATTTTCATAATTACTCCCCCGGGAAGCAATGATCACGGCAGATCTACAATTAGATATGTATTTTTTATAAATACAATCTGCGATGAGTGGGTCTCCGATTAAACCGGGAGAGAGAACTTTGTCTATTTTTTGTTTATTTCTATAGTATGTATGTTTGGCTAAATTGTCCGTCTCGTCTTCTGGTGTCTCAAGTACAGCGATGGATTTTGATGTAATAGATTCCATATACGCCAAATTAACAAATTCTTTTAAGACATTAATAGTTGATTGAAAACCAAACGATTCCAGACCTCTAATATCATTATTAAATCCCTTTACTAAACATATCACGTTTGTAGATACCCGATCGTCTAGTGCGATTTGTCTTGCGCGACTAATCGTAATTGCGCCACCTATGCAATACAATTTATCCAATTTAGAAATTTCATGAATAGCACTATTCATATTGAGATCCTCTCTGGACATGTGTAGTATAGAACCGGCATCATCGCTTAACATATCTGGAGATAATTCCATTTTCATGCCATAATTTAAACCGGCAAACCCTTCTTTGTATCCATACACTCTATTCCCAAATTTTAGCTCTCGCATGGCTAGACTCTTTATTGCAGTATTAACACCCGCGCAGGTATGACCGGCTGTTAATATTCCAACTTTATGGGATAGAGTGTTGACCATGTGTACCTAGCCTATTCTATTCTAAACGGGAGAACTATCTTTAGATGTATTTATTTTGGGAGAATTGGATAACTCTTCGTCTAAACTACCACTTCCCGAGCGCATGAGAGATTTTCTTGATGAAATTTTTCCTATAGTAGCCCCCAACCATTTTGATACAGATTTTTTAATTTTACCACCTTCACTTCGCGAACAATCTTCCCCTACACTCACCAATACGTTCAACCCATTACATACATCTGGTTTGTTTTCTTTTGTGGGAAATTCAATATTAAAAGCCACTATAGATACATTCGGTAAATCTGGACTATCGTCTAATAGGCGATCATACTCGTATCTACATTTTTGAAAGAACTCTCCGACATTTTGTCTATGTTCCCGTTGAAGCGAAAGCTCCATTTCAACATTTCTATAAAATTTAGAATATTGGACGCAAGCTAGTGAATGGCGCCCGGCAAGAGTGTTACTCCCGGAAAATTTCAATATAGATGTCAGAATACCCGCTATCACATTCAAAAACGCAAATAGATATTGCGCTATCATGATATTCGTTTTACTAGACGAAGATAAGTCATCAGAACCACTGGGATTAAGAACCGCAAAACCCCCTACACCTGTGATGGAAGAAATAATTATTGATGGATATGAGAGGCGGTTATTTTGTCTATTAAAATGAACTCGGGCGTGGTTATGCAACCATCGATACCCAGCTGCCTTTTCCGCCCAATTCAATAAAAGTTGTTCTTGCTTATCGCACCATTTCATTTCTGATTCATCTCTTCCTGATGATGTACTACCTTTAGAATCCACATGTTTCAGGTGATTTTGATCCATGGTTAATTTTAACGCAGATATTTTTCCAATTCTGGTTTCATTTCACTGATCCACCATTTTTTCTTTTTAGGATCCCATCTACACCCATGCTTTTTCGCATGTTCTTTGTCCGAAAATGGAACATTCAAATACGTTCTACTCATCATTGTTTCTAACTTATTCCCAAGAAATATGGGTTCTTTCGGTTTATCATAAGGACAATGAGTCAATCCAATAGCCATGTTAGCGAGTCTATCGGCATTTTCGTTGCCCAGGGAATGAACGTCATCTTTACCGGTATGAGCCTTAATATGCTTGAAAAATATTCTATGCTCCTCAAACGGCGAGTTACGTCTGTATAATTCATACCCCCTTTTAACCATATCCTTATTGGGAATATCCGCCGACCATCCCTTCGCCGCACATTTCTCACCGTATGTTGTTACACATCTAATAGCGTAAATAGAATCAGATACAATCGTAACTACTTTTCCATTTTCTACGTCATCCTTTATGATTGTATATGCCTCTATAATAGCTCCCAATTCCGCCGTATTGTTTGATTGTTTCCCCACGACCCGCTTTGATACGTTCCGTGGATCGTCATCACCAAAATAAATGCCCATACCGGCCATCGCATTTTCTTGTCCATTATTAACGCACGCACCATCCGTGTATACATAGTAATCACTAGTCATCTTTCATTTCAATGCCCGAAACCTTTAATTCTTTTAACTTTTCGTACAAAATTGTATAACAATCCTTATCCGGTGCCTCGGATGAATCTACGCGCACTAATTTATGAGAAAACGGCTTTTTGCCGGATTCTCGCGCAGATTTATTAGGCCAATACTGAAAAATCCCCTCTGTACGATAAATAATACCATTCGTGGGATCGTTTATCTTTTGTTGATGAACTTCGATGTCCGCCAAAGACATGTAATAACTGGTAAGTTCGAAACCGCTCTCGGTCGTGATGGGGTCTGGTGGTGTAGCAATAACACCCATTTTATAATAAAATAACATAAAAAGTTTAAGCCCCTCCTGGATAATGGAACGTCTGGCTATATGTTCAAAACTTTTTTATGATAGGGATGTCATAGAAAAGCATAAAAAAATACTAGAACTGGAAAAACAAGTGGAGAATCTCAAGAATGAATTAAAAGAACCAAAAAGCTTCTTCTACTCACGAGATCAATGGGATTTCTTCAAACAGGTAATGTATGATGATATCAAAGAAACCGTAGAGAGGTGTATATTAGATGACAATGAATATGATCACATGGAATGGCTGGGACTTACTCCCACACAAGAGATGCGAATTGGAGGATGTATAGAAAAACATTTAATAAAACTCACCGAGCAAAGAATGTGGCCGGATAGAATTGCGCATGATGTTATCATGTATAGCCTAAAAGCTATGTTTGAGAGCTTAAATAGCGCAAATCAGTGGATGTATATGTATCACACGATGTCTAGGCCAGAACTGGCCGATATGATATATAAACACATTGCGTGGCTTCTCGATGACGAAACACACAGTCCATGTATATTAGAAAAAATACCCATATTTGAATGTAAGCAGTGTCACGAAGAAACGGATTTTGTCAACGAAAAGGATATATGCGTTGTCTGCGAATACGAAAACGGAATTTAGTTTATTTTTAAAAATTGTATGCGAATCAGTTTTTAAAAATTTTTTATTTTTTTTTATTTTTTT